GAGGCCACGGTCACCATCGGCGGAACCTACTTCGATCCCGGGACGCCGATCTCAGATCAATCGGCACCGTTGTCCAACGAGGTCGCTCCAGAAATCCGCTATGAGTTCCGCACCGATTACGTCGACGTGTCTGTGTTTGCGCTTCCGGCAGTTGCAAAGGAGGCAGAGGCAACTGGAGATCCCGCCTTTTACAAGAAGACCATCGAGGAGACTGTCAGGAACGGCCAGAAGCTCACCGATGTGTCGCCGCTAGGAAATCTGCCTGTGGCCAGACGAATCTGGCAGAAGTTATCCCGCGGCGAAGAATCGTTTCCTGTCGCCCGAATCAGCCTGACCCGCATTGCTAGCTTTCCTGGCAACCTTGGATTGCCTCAGATACCACAGGGCATCCCGCCGGTTTATTTGCCGGCATCATTCGTTGTTTACTGGTCGCTCCCTTTCAGCATCCAGCAGATGCTGCCTGCCGTGCCAGTTGATCCTGTGACCGGCCAGGTGCAGGCGCCGTCAGGGACAGCTTGGGGCTGGAGGCAAACCAACTTTAGTTCCAGTCTTATCCAGAAGACAAACCAAGTGGAGCAAAACATATCATGGACATTTGCTCCCTACGACACCGACATTTACCCGTTCATATAACCCCAACCCGCATCCAACATGGCAGACGAGATCCAAATGACGGCCCGGCTTTATGCGTCCAAGAATGGCGCCTACCTCCCGAGCGTCACCTACACCAAAACCGCCACCATGGTCGGCACCGACCTGGGATCCCAGACGCAGGTCATCGGCCTGACGGTCGAATCGCTCGACGTGCCGGTCGACGTGAGCAGCCCGTACAAGCTGCTCATCTCCAATCTTGACGTCACCAACTACGTCGAGCTGGGCTTCGTAAGCGGCACCTACACCATGCGGATCCCGGCAGGAGAGACGCTGCTGCTGCCTTATGTCAGCGCCACGCTCTATCTCCTGGCGAACACGTCGTCAGTCACGATCCAAGCCACGTTCTGCGAAGTCTAACCCATTACCACCATGGCAAACGAAGTCGAGATGTCGGCCCGGCTCTACGCCAGCAAAGGCGGGGCCGTCATCAATTCGCAGAGCTACTCGGCCATCGCCAACATGACCGGGACAGACATGGGCCAGCAGACCCAGGTGGTCGGCACCACCGACGAGGCGCTGGACCTGACGGCCGACCTCGGCACGCCCTACCGGCTGCTGGTGGTCAACCTCGACCTCGTCAACGCGGTCTCCATCGGGCCGTCGAGCCCGTACTCGTTCCAGATTCCGGCCGGTCAGTTCATCCTGATCCCTTGGGTAGACGCCACGATGTACGTCAAAGCCTCGAACAGCCCGGTCAAGATCTTCGCCCAGTTCTGCGAAATCTGACACCATGGCGATCCAACTCCCAGCCAAACTGTCCGAGCGTGGTCTCAAGTCGGACCATGCCCGTGCGATCAACCAACTGATCGAGGCCGTGCGCCGGGTGCAGCTCATTGCCGGCCCGGGTCAGCGGGTCGAGCAGAACGCCAACGGCACGACGCTCAAGGTCCAGCCCGGCCTGACCATCACCCAGACGGCCGAGGAGTCTTGGTTCTACTGATCCACACGCCATGCCATTCGCCGTCGACCGCCTGGAGAAGATGTGGACGGCGGCAAACCTCAACAACCTGTACAGCCGCTTCGACCAGAAGTGCGCTCGGGTGCTGGATGACAAGTCGCCGCTGTTTGCTGGTTCCAAGGATGGCCCGTGGGTGGGCCAATATCCGTTCGGGGTCTGGTATGTCTTCCGCAACGACCCGGACGCAGCACGCCGCCTTGTAGACACGGGAAACGGCATTCCAGGCATCGGCACCGACTACAGGGACGAGCATTCTGAGGTCGCTGCCGGGATCGAGCTGTCGAAGCTGGAGAACAAGCACCTCGACGTGGTCGGCGGGCAGGTCTACGTCGACCGCTTTGTTGCCGCGGGCGACCCGTTCACCTGCGACGTGGCTGCGATTCACTACTCATGGCGTTTGTGGCGCCGGGAGATCGCCGGCATCCAGTACGACGTCCACCTCGGCTACGACCCGACCAACGCCGGCCTGAGCAGCTACATCCGCGGCAGCCTCGGGCCAATCGACCCGACCCTGCCGCCCGGCCGGATCCACAAGCACCGGCTGGCCGTCGCCGAGATCGCCATCGAGGGGCTGTCCAGCTTTTCCATCCTCAACACCTACCAGCGCTTCGACTGTTGGCGCGTCCACAACTGCGGGGCCAACGTCCTGCGGGTCAACCTGCAACTGCCCGACGGCAGCTCCGAGCGGCACTTCGTACCCAAGGGCGGGTGCCGGTCGTTCCGCCGCAAGCCGGATGGCACCTGGGCGAACACCTGGCCGGGCGGTGGCGTCTGCACCTACTTCTTCCCAACCTTCACCGGGGATGTGCCTTTCTATGCGGGAGGCCCGCCCGACTGGTCAGCTAATTCGGCCCAGTCACCGTTTCTCGCCATTGAACGATCTGCCCAAGCCAACAACGTCGCGAACCCGTTTGTGTTGATGGAATGGCGCCGTGTCATGGGTGCGATTCACGACCCGTTCGCGTCCTACGACATCCGCCAGATCTACCAGCGCAGCTACGCCGACCCCGGTGCCTTTGCGACTGCGGTGGGCGATTGCGTCTTCACTTGGGGCCGCGCCCGCGTGACCTACGAAAACGCCGCGGGCGACATCTTCGACGACCGGGTCGTCCGATTCAACGGCACGTCGACCCTCGAGCAGGGTCTCAGGTCGCTCGGGATGACGGTGACGGTCAATCCCACCGATCTGACCCTGACCTCGAATCGGGGCGTCATCCGCATCTATCCCATCGACGCCAACATCTTCACCCGGGAGGGCGTGCCATATTGGGAAATCGGTTCCACCGCGGTGGTCATCTCGACGATCTACCCGCAAACCTTCGTCCGGTCGTCGTCGGTCAACTTCTACGAGTCGAAGTCATGGACCGCCGGCAACGAAGTGACCATCTTCGACCAGATGATCGACCTCCGGCGCAAGGTGGCCGTCGAGGAGGGATTCATCAACAACTACGACGACGTGCACGACATCGTCGAGGAGAAGGTCTCGGTCGTCACCACGACCCCGATGGGGCTTGTCGTCAGGGCAACCAGCTCGACCGGCATCGACGGCGATCTACTCATCAACTTCGAGGCCAATGCAGACAACGAGTCTCTGTACATTGCCGACCGTCCAATCGGCTGGGGCGCCGGGCCATGGGCAACCAGCCGCTACACGGCAAGGACGCGCATCTACTACCTGCACCGTCAGCGATCAACGACCGCGCCCCAATGGTCCGGCTTGTTTCCTTCGATGTCGCTGGCTGTAAGCTCAGGCTTCTGGAGTGCTCAGGCCGTCAACACCGCCTTCATCCCTCCCGGCGGCCCGTGGGGCTTCTCATCATCGGTCTGGGACACCGAGCGGGCCCGTGCCTATGGTTTCGCGGTCGGATCATCGGATCCTCGAGGCTGGGGCGCCGACTTCTGGCAGAACAAGTGGGGCGGTGCCAACGGCATCGACGCCTCGGTGAGAATCCCGGGCAGCCCGAATCGCACCCGGCAGCTCGACCTAGCCGACATCAACAACGTCGGGACACGACCGACCGACGACATCTTCCGGGACGAGCTTGGCGCCAACTATGCGGCGACCCTGCCGTTGCCCGTGACGTCGCCGGCCAACTATCAGGAAGGCCTGACCGACCTGCGATGGACTTATGGGTCCGAGTCCGGGTTCGACGTGCCGTACTACCCGGGCGCCAATTCCGGCGACACCACCGGAGGCGGGCCGTTCTTCCACAAGATCCCCAAGTCGACCTGGCTCTGGAACCTGCTGGAATGGTCGGTGCGGTCGTGGACGCGGGCCATCCCGCTTTGCCACGGGCAGAACGTCTGCCCGGTGCGGGACGCGTCTGGGGGCGCCGCGGTGCTGGACGTGCTGACCGCCGGCATGCTGACTCTCGGGACGACCGGCTACGAGGCCGGCCTCGACATGCGCGTCTACTACGTCTCCGAGGCGCAGGCCGACATCTGGATCGCCAACGGCGTCATCGCCTACAGGCAGACCGACCCTGGAGGCAACGACTACTGGTTCATCCCGGCCGTCGAGCTATCGACCTATTGTCTACGCATGGGCTTTTCATCCTACAACTGGGACACCCAGAATGGACGACCAACCGAGAATCCACCAGTCGATCCGACCCGGTACGATGCCGTCCGCAACTACGGCCCCGGCGAGCGCGTGCAGGCCGCTAGCTACCTCGATGTGACGACCGGAAACTACGTCTACCTCTTCCTCCGGTACGTCGACCTGCGCCTTCCCAACGAATAATCGACCCTCGTTTGACCCGCATAAACATTGGGTTTTCCGCAAAAAATGTAGAAAAGTGCAGAAAAGTGTAGACGCCGCGGCAGAGGCGTGCGATTGTCTCCTCGTCGAACGAAGCAAACGAAGCAAACAAAGCAACCTGTATGACCTCCCACCACCCCATCGCGGGTTCTAAGTTCTCCAACGCCACCCTTCGCCGTCTGGCCAAGAAGCAGATTTTCTTGGTCAGCAGCACCTGGATCCCGGGTGCTGACGGCAGCTTCGCCAATGGCGAGACGGCCTTCTTGGTGAGTGACGGTCGGCTGCTGACCTTCATGCAAGTCCTCAAGTTAGCAGCCTAAGGCACCCCCACCCAGGGGCGCGACTGGCCAACGCGCACAACTTCTTCCAAACCATGAACCTCACCAACCTTATCACCGCCCTGATCGCCGTGGAGTCCTCCGGCAACGACCTTGCCATCGGCGACGGCGGCAAGGCCATCGGCGCCCTGCAGATCCACAAGGCTGTCGTCATCGACGTCAACCGGATCACCGGCTCCACCTACCGGCACCAGGACATGACCAACCGGGCGCAGGCCCGGGCGGTGTGCGAGGCCTACCTCAAGCACTACGGCAAGGGCGCGACACCAGAGCAACTGGCCCGGCGGTGGAACGGTGGGCCTACCGGCGACCGCAAGACTTCGACCGAGGCCTACTGGTCTAAGGTCAAAAAACAAATGAGCAAAAACATCAAATGAACATAAAAGAACCAATCAACGACGAAATCAACGCAGGGACTGGAATGACAAAGGTCGAACAGTACAAGTGGCTGATGACCGGTAAGCCAGGCGATCTTGTGTACCTGGCAAAGAGCGCACTGCAAATTGACCACAGCTATCAACGCAACGCCAAGAACTCCAGGGTATTACGGCTGGCAAAGAAATGGAACTGGCTGGCCTGCGGGGTACTGACGGTTGCAATGCGTGGCGGTCGGTACTATGTGGTGGACGGACAACACCGCCTAATGGCTGCGCTAAAGCGCAGCGACATTGAGTTTTTGCCATGCTTGGTATTTGAAAGCGCTGAAATGCGTGACGAGGCAGTGGCATTTCGTGACGCAAACAAGGAGCGCCGGCCCATCACTACGTTTGAGCAGTGGAACGCAGAGCTGGTGGCTCAGGACGAGCCAACTGTATTCGCGCACTCAATTATTATGAAATCTGGGCGCATCCCGTCCAATGCCGCTGCGCCCACCACGGTGCGATGCCTCGGAGCTTTGGTGGCGGCAGCGCGCAACACGCGCAAAGAACTTGAGCTAGTGTGGCCGCTGGTAGTGCAAGTTTGCCAAGGTAATGTGCTGCACGAACGCGTCCTGAGTGCGTTGATGTACCTGGAATGCAACCTGGTCGATGGCCAGAGCGTTGTCGATAAGCGCTGGCGCGACAAGATCCTGCGACTCGGTTTCAAAGGTATTCAGGATGCATCGCAGCGAGCGGCGGCGTTCTACTCAAAGGGCGGACCGAAGATCTGGGCACTAGGTGTGATGCAGGAGCTCAACAAGGGCTGCCGCACAAACATTCTATCAATACGCGAAGAAAGCTGACGAAATGAAGAAGACCATCAACATCACCGCCGACACTCACAAAGCCCTCCGGGCCTACTGCCTCCGGGCAGGACTCAAGATGCACGCCGTCGCCGACAAGGTGCTGGCCTCCTTCCTACGGAGGGCTGCCCGATGAAGCGCATCCTCGCCATTGACCCTGGGGCAAGCGGCGGCCTGGCCTACCTGGGCGCCGCGGGCATCATCCTCGACTCCATGCCGGCCACCGACCAGGACGTCAGCATCCTGGTGATGGACCGGCTGGCGATCTCGGATGTGGTCTACATTGAGCGGGTCGGCGGCTACGTCGGCGGGAAGGGCGCCCCCGGGAGCTCGATGTTCAACTTCGGGCGCAACGTCGGCTTCCTGCACGGCCTCATCTCGGCCAGCAAGACCAGGTGCATCGAGGTGCCGCCGCAACGGTGGCAGAAGACGCTAGGCGCCGGCACCAAGGCAACGCACGGCACGCGGTGGAAGGCGCACCTCAAGGGTATCGCCCAGCAGAGGCAGCCCGGCCTAGTCATCACGCTCAAGACCGCGGACGCGGTGCTGCTGCTCGAGCACGCAATGCTCTCGGAGGGAATCAAATGAGCCAGAAACACACCATGCCGAGCGACCTTGCCAAGCTGAAGCAGGAGGTGTGGGAGCTCAACCACATCATCCAGACGCTGCGGTGGGATCTGGATGCCAGTCGCAACATCTGCCGCCAGAAGAACGACCGGATCAGACACTTGATCCGGCTGGGGCTAAAGACCACACGACCGGAGGCTCTAGATTTTTGGCAGGAGGAGGAGGAGCTATGAATCAACCTAAGCAACAGATCAAAGCGGGCGCAGAACCCTACCACATCAGCAGGGCCGAGGCCGGCGCGGCGTGCCGGGCTGCCCGGCAGCACAAGCTCCGCGGCGACGTCGGCTACTGGCGCCGACCAAGAGGAAAGGCCGGCAAGTGAACATCACCGACAGGGACGTGGCCAGGACCATGCAGGAGTACGGCGGGAGCTTTGTCTCCGCATTGGGGGCAGCAGCATTAAGGGCTGACCCGACCAATATGGCGAAGATCAAAGAGGCCTGGCCCGATTACTGGGCCTACTACCTGCGACTGGCCCAAAGCAATTTTGAGGACGAGAACTCGCCCTCGTAATACAGCAACAACCAACACAAAAGCAAAGCAACATGGGAATCACAGCAAGCAAAAGCCAGGGCGGCAACTTCACGCCCTGCCCGGAATACCAAGGCAGAGCGGTGTGTGTCGACATCACACCGCTGAAGGCCTACGAGACGCAGTACGGTACGAAGCAAAAGTTCAAGGTCGCATTTGAAATCGACCTTATCGACGAGTCGAGGACACCAAAGCAACCATGGGTAACAATGACCGCCCCCATGACAGTCAGCCTGCATGAGAAGGCAGCTTTGACCAGGCTCCTGCGCGATTGGTTTGGCCGGGCACTTACACCGCAGGAGACCAGCAGCTTCGATCTGGACACGCTCATCGGGCGCCCGGCCTCGCTGGTGATCGTGCATGAGGCGAGCCAGGACGGCAGCAAAACATTCGCCAACATCAAGCTGATCCAGCCGCACAAGGTGGGTGCTGCACTACAGCCCTCTGGACTTTGGGTCAGGATACAGGACAGGCCGCCTCGCGAGGACCAGATGACCATTCAGACACCTGCTCCAGCGGCGCCGGTAAAAACGACTGAGGTCAAAGTTCACGTCGGCAAGTTCAGGGGCATCGCTCTGTCAGAACTCACGTCCGATGCCGTGCGTGGCCTGGCCGAGCATTGGTTGCCGAAGGCGCAGGCTGCCGCCGAAAAGTCGCCACAGGACAAATTGCTGATCGCTGCCGTCACCAAGCGCATGGATGAGATCAGACAGGCCGAAACGCCCACCTTCGACGACGACATCCCATTCTGAAGATGAAACTGCAACACTTGGTGCCGAAGGTTGTCCTGATGCGATCCGATGGCATGACCCTGCAGCAGATCGGCCAAGAGCTGAAGCTGTCGAAGCAGCGGATCAGCCAGATAGCCAAGGCGGCCAAACGCCTGGAACAGATCCAGGCCGAATGGGGCTATCCATTCAGCGCTCGGACCTACCACGTGCTGCAGCGGCTGGCGGTCGCCGACAAGAAGGAAGCGCTGGCACTGTATCACAGCGGGCACATCCATCCGGCGGTGGTCACCGGCTTCGGCTGGGTCTCCTACCGGGAGATCTGCGACTGGCTCGAGGTGCCGATGCTCAAGGAGCGGCCGAAGGCGCCGCGGCTGTGCCCGCATTGCGGGAAGGCGGCCTAGACACTCTGCCGGGACTGGTTGCCCGGCGGCTCATGGACTCAGCGGGGGGTGCGCACCCGCAGAATAACGCACGACCAACTTTCCAACGTAAGACATCACCATGCCACAATCACCCACCATCTACTTCGACATTGAGACCGGGCCGTTGCCGTTCAACGAGCTGGTCATCCCGCCATTCAATCCGGCAGACGTAAAAGTCGGGAACACCAAGAACCCGGACCTCATTGCCGAGAAAATTCAGAAGGCCGAGGAGAACCACCAGGCCGACTACATCAAGAACGCGGCGCTCGATGCACTCAGCGGACAGGTGCTCTGCATCGGCTACCGCTACGAGCACGAGGAGATCAGCATCCTGTGCGCCGATGCCGACGGCGAGGCAGAGATGCTCCGGCAGTTCTGGAGCCTTTGCAGGCCGCGGGACAGCCGGCATCCGCGGTTGATCGGCTTCAACATCAAAGCCTTCGACCTCCCGTTCCTGTTTAAACGATCTTGGAAGCACGGCATCGTCCCACCCTATTGGCTCCGTAATGGCCGGTACTGGCACGATGGGATCGTCGACCTGCGCGAGGTCTGGCAGCTAGGCGACTCCAGAGCGCATGGCAGCCTGGCTGCCATCTCCCGGCACTTAGGCCTCGGCGAGAAGCTGGGCAGCGGGGCGCACTTCCACGAGCTCTGGCAGACCGACAGGCAGGCGGCAATCAACTACTGCCTGCGCGACGTACAGCTCACCCAGCAGGTCGCAAACATCCTCATTCAAACCATCTCGTGAAATGAAACGCTGGAACAAAAAGGCGTGGCCGTTGCTGGCTGGGCATCGAAACGGGACAACGCTGGAGGTGTGGTGCCCATACTGCAGGAAGACCCACATCCATGGGTGGTCGAAGGAGACGCCGGATTCGGATGCGGAGCATCGGATCGCCCATTGTCATCGAGGCAGTCCGTTGTACAACAAAGGCTACTACATTACGGTGCTTCCAAAAAAACGGTCGGAATACCAAACAGTGGTGGTCGATGGGTAGGCCAATCAATTCATCGATGCAAACAAGGAAAGAAAAGGGCCGGCCACCAGCCTTCCAGCTTTACGCCGACGACTTCATCGCCGGAACCGCCGACATGACCGCCGAGGAGGTCGGCGGGCTCATCCGGTTGCTCTGCCATCAATGGACGCACGGCGGCATCCCGGCTGACCAAGACCGTGCAGCACGCATCGCAGGACTGATGGGGTCGCCATGTTTTGGCTATGTCCTGGCTAAGTTCTCGCTATCCGTTGGCCATACGCTCCAGCACCCTCGACTCGAGAGGATCAGGGAGGAACAGCAGGCTTTCCGGGCAAAACAAGCAGCCGCAGGCCTCAATGGGGCCAAGAAACGATGGAAAAAATGGCCAGACGATGGCGACCCCAATGGCCAAACGATGGCGACCCCATTGGCCACAGCATGGCCAGATGATGGCTCTCCATCTCCATCTCCTATTAATAAGATACAGGCGGACAAGCCGCCTTCCGCTCGGTTCCAGAAGCCGAGCTCGGAGCAACTGCACATCGAGGCTGCCCGGATTGGCCTCCCTGCCATTGAGGTCGACAAGTTCCTGAACTACTACGAGTCGAACGGGTGGCGGGTAGGCAAGAACCCGATGAAGTCATGGCCTGCTGCTCTCAGGAACTGGTGGGCACGCCTCAAAGAACGCCCTGATGCAATAGGAAGTAGAGGCGCGGAAAAACAGGCAATCGACTGGAGGGACTCGCTATGAGCGACCCCTATTATCCGACCGAGGATGAATCAGGCATGATTGGCGCCTGCCTAACCGGAGACATCGATACCTGCTCGGATGCCTTGGCAGATGTGCATAGCTCCTGGATTACCCAGGACGACCTCCGGTTGACCTTCGATGCCATCCGCGGATTGGTGCAGCAGAACAAAAGCCCGACCCTCCAAGAACTGGCAAAGGAATGGAAGAAGGCCTACGGCGAGTTTCCGATTCCGTTTGAGGCCTGGAACAAGGCAATGGCAGCCTGCCCATCGCCCGCCAATCTGCCGTACTACACGCAGGGCATCACCGAGGCCGCCCATCGGCGCCAGCTCAAAGACACCGGAGATCGCCTGATGCGCGACTCCGCTGTCCTAACCCTCAAGCCGGACGAAATCGTCTCCAATGCGGAAGCAGGACTCAGCATTGACGTGTCCCGTGAGACTCTCTCGACCAGCAAACAGGTGGCCGGCAGCTTCCTAGACCAAATGCAGGATCGGTTCAATCGCAAGGGCAGTTTGTCAGGCATAGCCACCGGCTTCCATTGGCTCGACGTCAAAACCGACGGCCTCCAGCATCGGGAGATGGCAATCATTGCTGCCCGTCCCTCCATCGGGAAGACTGCCATCGCCATTGCCATCGCCAATAAGGCAGCGGTCGAAAACAAGGTGCCGACCTTGTTTGTCAGTCTTGAGATGTCTAAGGAGGCAATCCTGAGAAGGATGGTTTCGACGATCGGAAGTGTGCCGATGCAGAATCTCAAGAGTGGCGACCTCACCGAAAGCGACATGAGGCAGATGATGTCAGCCTCGGGCAAAATCAGTCACAGCCCACTATGGTTCCTAGATGGAGCAGCAAGCCACAGCATCTCCTCCATCACAGCCAGCGTGCGACGGGCCGTCCGCAAGCATCAGGTCCGCCTTGTCATCGTCGACTATCTCCAAAAAATCAAGGCAGCCGACCGTGCAGAAAAACGCACCTACGAGGTCGCAGAGGTCAGCGGCAAGCTCAAGGATGTCGCAGTACAGACCGGAGTGGCCATGCTCTGCCTTGCTCAGCTAAATCGAGAGTCGGAAAAGGAAAAGGGCAGACAGCCACGGCTGACCGACCTAGCCGACTCAGGTCAGATCGAGCGTGACGCCGACATCGTGATGCTGCTTAATCGCGACCGCAAGGAGACCAGCGGCGAGGCCTGCATCATCATCGCAAAACAAAGAGATGGAGAATGTGGCATTGTAAACCTTCATTATGAGGGACAATTCTGTAGGTTTTCTGATTCATCTCCAACTTTATGACAAATAACAATTTATCATTATGTTGATGTCGTTTGATATTCAAAAGGCAAAGCTATTGGCAGAAGCTAAGGATCTAGTCGCCAAGGCTGTCAAAGCTGGCCTCATGTCCTATCCATTGGGCACCAAGTTTGACATCACCGGATCACCCATTGCCATCATCGACCCGGATGATTCTATCACATCATGCACACACACTCCTCAATTATGTCTGAAGGCTTTTCAATTACGAGATCTTGGTATGTCGCTTGAGGATGTGGCCAAGCAATGCCGGGTGCCCAAGGGCTCGGTGGTTTACATCATTTCCAAGGGCCACGAGCTGCACCTGCAGGCCCAAAGGCAGGCACATCATCCCTGCACCATCGGTCAAGGAGTCTCCTGCCACCCCCCCCAAAACAGGTGAACGCGAGACCCCTATGATCTCGAGCGATCAAGTCGGAAATACTTTCCCTATGCCACACCGCCACCTTCAATTCCTGATCGACCAATTCGGTCTGGTCACGACCGCCTGGTTCATCCGCCTGATGAAAAGCGGCACACCGCCAGAGCAGCTTGCCGGCTATTGCGTACCGGATCCGCGGGACAGCAGGCGGGATGGCGTATTGCGGGCGCTGCAGTATGCCGGCACGGTGCCCGACTCGGCGCTGCCGGAGAACATCCGCACCGCTATCCGCCCATGACTCAGCGTTCCTATGCGGAGCATTCCGGCCTGACGACCGGCTATGTCACGATGTTGGTCAAGAAGGGGATGCCGATGGACAGCATTGAGGCGGCCGATGCCTGGCGTGCTCGGAACATCCGGGCCAAGAACATCCGGCGCCCTACCGACACCATCCCGGAGGAAGGCACCGCCGTGGAGCAGGAAGGCCCCTACCGTCCTGCGGAGGCCTCGACCCCTATCGACACCGCCACCGCGGCCACGGACTCGCCGGAGGGCGCCTACGAGCGCCAGCGGCAGATTGAGCGTGCGGCCTATGATCTGGCGGTCGAGGCCTTGCGTCACCGTCGGGCGGATGCCGGGCGCCTGGTTGCGATCCATGCGGCCGCGGCCAAGAACCTGACCAGCGCCCGGGACGAGGTGACGGCGCAGGCCGAGAAGGAGCGGCGGCTTGTCTCCGGCGACTGGGTGAAGCGGGTGATGCAGGAGCACGACGGCGCGGTGGCTTCCCTGCTCAAGGCCATGCCGAAGCAGCTTTCCGGGCGGATCGCTCCGCATGACCCCGAGCACGCCGAGCGGGAGCTCAACCGCTGGGTGCAGGAGGTGGCGCTCAAGACCCTTCACCAGACCGATCCATGGAAATGACCTACCAGCTCCACTTGGGCGACTGCCTCGAGGTGATGCGAACGCTGCCGGATTGCAGCGTCGATGCCGTCGTCACCGACCCGCCCTATGGGCTCTCATTCATGGGAAAAAAGTGGGACTACGACGTGCCCGGCGTCGAGGTCTGGGCCGAGTGCCTGCGCGTACTCAAGCCGGGCGGGCATCTGCTGGCGTTCGCGGGGACACGCACGCAACACCGCATGGCGTGCAACATTGAGGATGCAGGCTTTGACATCCGCGACATGATCGCTTGGATCTATGGGTCCGGATTCCCGAAGTCGCTGGACGTGAGCAAGGCGATTGACAAAGCGGCGGGGGAGGAGCGTGAAAAGGTGAGGCACAAACCGCGCTCAGAAACAAGCGGGACAATGAGCGGATCGTCCGATACCCGCCCGTGGATTGAGCGCAGTCGAGAGGTTGGCTACCACGAAGTTGACGGCCCGGTCCCCGTGACCGAAGCCGCCAAGCAATGGTCCGGCTGGGGCACGGCGCTCAAGCCGGCCATGGAGCCGATCACCGTCGCCCGCAAGCCGCTCGACGGCACCGTTGCCGAGAACGTCCTGGCGCACGGCACGGGCGCGATCAATGTGGACGGGTGCAGGGTAGGGACGGAGGCGGTGACGATTAACACATGGAATGATGGCGCAAAGCCATTTGGCGGGGGTGCGGGGCATGAATACACAGGCCGCACCGTGCAAGGCCGCTGGCCCGCGAACCTGATACACGACGGCAGCGACGAGGTGGTGGGGCTGTTTCCGGAGACGGGGCCAGCAAAGGCGGCGGCAAGGGGCGGCACGAATCCAAACCCGATGGACTGGGGCAACGGCAGAGCGGATGGTGATATCGTAAAGGGCCACAACGACGCCGGAGGCTCCGCCGCCCGGTTCTTTTACTGCGCGAAGGCGTCGGGTGAGAATCGGGGCAATCACATCAAGGGTGCGCTTCCGCTTTTCGGGATTGAGGAGGAGGTCTGGCGAAACAACCACCCCACCGTCAAGCCGACCGACCTGATGCAGTATCTCTGCCGCCTTGTCACGCCGCCCGGTGGCGTGGTTCTTGACCCATTCATGGGCAGCGGTTCGACGGGCAAAGCGGCAATCCTCGAAGGATTCCGCTTCATCGGCATTGAACGCGACCCGGAATACCACAAGATCGCCATGGCCAGAATGTCCAACCAACACGAAGGGCGCCTTCTGTGAACCTAACCGATTTGCAGCGCAGCCTGCTCGACTATCGGCGCAACCTCTACCGCCCGACCCCGCAGCAGACGGTGGTCGAATGGTCCGAGGCCAACCTCAAGCTGACGGCCAGGCAGACCGAGCATCCCGGGCCGTTCTCGACCAGCGTCCGCCCCTACACCCGGGAGCCCATGGAGGACTGGAAGAACCCGGGCGTCTCCGAGGTCACGCTCTGCTGGGGCTCCCAGACATCGAAGACGACTACCCTGATGGCAGGTCTGGCGTGGCTGATCGCCAACGAGCCCAGCCCGGCCCTGTGGCTGATGCCGTCGGAGCATCTGGCTCGGTCGTTCTCAAAGAGCCGCTGGATGCCGATGTTGGAGGACAGCCCGGCCATGCTCGAATGCTTCCCGGCAGAGTCTGATAAAATCACCAACCTGGAGCAGAACTTCACCCGGTCGACGCTAACCTTCGTCGGCTCCAACAGCCCGGCCAACCTAGCCTCCCGTCCCGTCCGGGTGCTGATCGCCGACGAGGTCGACAAGTTCGCCGAGGCCACGGCCAAGGAGGCCGATGCCCTCGACCTGGCCGAGCAGCGCCTCAAGTCGTTCTCATCGTCGAAGGCCTTTATGACATCGACGCCCACCGTCGTCGAAGGCCGGATCTGGCAGCGGTTCCTCCGCGGCGACCAGCGTCGGTTCTACATCCCATGTCCACATTGCCGGGAGCCCATCAAGCTGCTGTGGCCGCAGGTCACCTGGGAGGACGCCCGCACCGAGGATGGCAGGCATGATCTAGCCAAGATCCGGGCCTCGGCCCATTACGTCTGCCAGCTCTGCCAAGGGCGCATCACCGA